CATACAGAAACAGTTTGTGTATTTGGAAAAAGTTTTCTTGCGTATAGTTTATAATCTTCTGTGGTAACAGCACGACCTTGAGCTGCAAAATCTAAAGGTGCATTAAGTTTAATAGACTGAAGTGATTCTGCTTCCGATCCACCTGAAGCATTTGCAACAGTAGTGATAGTAATGTCGGTAACAGTATCAATAGCGGTTGGTGAAGAAAATAATGCAGCCCCATTTGCTTCTGTTTTATTTGTAATTACATAACTTAAAGAAACAATATTACCATCTGATATTGATTGACTTACAACACCATCTCCAAAGTATACCTCAAATCTACCTGCTTCAATTTCCTGTAAAAAATATACAGTACTTGACCTAGACAACTGTGATATGTCTGTGGCTTTTGTATATGTTGTAGTTGTTGTATCAGAACCACCAGTTTCTACTTTTACTGTAAGAGTAGTTGTGTCACATCTAGGGTCATTCAAAATAAATCTTTGATCTATATCAGAAACATCCACAAGATATTTTGTAGTAACATATGTTCCTTCATAGATTACAGTACTATCGAAGGGAATGTTATTTCCTGTATTTGTTCCTGTTACATCTGCAATAGTTACAAACTGATAACTTACATCATTTACAGTTGCAGTAAAAGGAGTGCCGGCAGCCATAGTTGCAATTGTTTTAGAAGTATTAAGAGATATATTAATTGTTGCTCGTGGTGATTTAGGTGAGGATACTTCGTATCCTAACATCTTTGCATGAGATACAATACTTGAACGAAGTGCCGCACTATCTAAAAACATTTCGTTTGCTAACATGTTTGCATTGAAACCAAGATAGTGTGTATTGTACGCAAGAGTATCCAAAAGAATATTCATACCAGAACCTTCAAAGTCATAGTCTTTAAATTCTGATTGTGCTTTTAAGAATGTTTTTAGATTGTCTTTAATATCATCAAAGTCAAACTCCGTAACTCTAAGTCTTTTATCGTTTGTTGCCATTAACGTAACCTCTCTAACATAACTGACATATCTACTAATTCGGTAGGTGTATTTACAATATAAAATTCAATATTTACATCATATGAATTTTTATCATAATCTGGAATAGCTCTAATTGCAACAAGTCTTACTCTTGGTTCATAGTTTGCAATTACCTGTTCTATTTGTTTAGCAATAATAATAGAAACTGTTGGTGTCATATTTTCAAACAACATTTGTCTTATACCACCAGCAATTTCTGGGTGAAAAGGTTTTTCATAATAGTTAAGTAAAATAAGATTACGAAGAGACCTTTTGACTGCTTGCACATCTGTAAGTTTGTTCACATCTGAATTAGAACTTTTTCTAGCAAAATTTAAATCCAAGTCACTATATTGTCTGGCATTTCTAGTGCTATCATTATTGGCTTGTGCATCTTTGTATGCAGACATATTAGTAGACTCCTAGTTTGTATTATTTATACAAAAAGTTTTATGTTAAATTATTAATCCTCTGTTACATGGATGGTGATGTTGAATAGAAATAATCTTTTTCTTCTTGAGTAGGAAGTGTTTCAACATAATCTAGTATTTTTTGCATGTCCTCTTTATTGTTCTGGGTAAAAGATGAATAAGACCTTATGTGGTCAAAGTTAGTTACTTTAATAGGTTGAGTATTTGTACCAAGTACCTCAGCTACCAGCTCATCAAGAGTAGGCTCAGTAGATAGTATTTGTGTTGGTGTAGATTGTAATCCTCCACCTCCATATATATTCTGAGGTTTTGCACGAAGATTTCCTACGTCACTTGCACTACTACTAGCAATTTGGTTTACTGTTGATGTTACATTAGATTGTAATCCTCCACCTCCAGTTGTTGTTGGTGCTCCTGTACCAAGATTTCCTGCTGATGTTACATTAGATTGTAATCCCCCACCTCCAGTTGTTGTTGGTGTGGATGTACCAAATGTTCCCCCATATAAATTTGATTTTGAAGGTGTACTAGCAGTTCCTATTGCTGATGTTACATTAGATTGTAATCCTCCACCTCCAAAAGTTGTTGGTGCGCCTGTACCAAGATTTCCTGCTGCTGTTACATTAGATTGTAATCCTCCACCCCCAACAACTTTTGGAGCAAGTGTTCCAAGTGTTGGTATTGCAACAAGTGTTACTTTAGGCGCATCTTCTTCTTTTTCAGCTGGTTCTTCTGCTAATTTTACTGCAGCTGCAGATGCTTTTGCTACTCCATCAGCACCTATTGAAAAATCATCTGATAACGCACTACATGGGTCTAGTCCTTTTAAAAATGCTAAAGCTGCATCTGCAATCATATCAAATATATTTAATCCAGCGTTTAAGATAGCTTTACCAAATTGTAGTGTAAGCTCAGCAAGTTTTGCAAGGTATCCTAATGAACCTTCAGCGAAACCTAAGAGAGCATCTATCCCTGCTGAAAAACTTATATCTGGAATTAAACTAGATAGGTCTGGAAGCATACCACCTAAGGCAGTTCCTAATGCACTTATAGCACTTGATACTGCATCTGCAATTGCTCCAGTAATATCTTCTATTCCATTTAATATATCATTAATCATATTATCTAATGTTGATAGTGCAGAGTTAAGGTTTATACTTGCTCCACATCCTATATCTAATATTGGTATTGCCATTTTATTCTCCTTTATTATCCTGCAAATACTTTGGGGTGACCTTGTGCAACTCTTGTACAACCAGCTATACTGTCACCCATTCGTCCACAACCCCTACCATTTACTTTAACTTTTAATGAACCTATACTTATTGATGCAACGTGACCAACACAAAACGGGCCAGCTGGTAATAGATGAGGTGTGTTTATATGACCCTGTCTACTCACTCCAAGACCACCAACCTTTACATTAGTGCTTTTACCCAATCTAGTCATAGGGCTACAATGTGGAACATCTGCGGCTCCAAAAAATGTTACTGCTCTACCCATTTGCTATATCCTCCTGTATAAGTAATAAATTTAATTTGTAATCCCATAATGCAATCTCCCTATGTTCTTCCTCTGTATGACCATCACCATCTACATGGTGTGTATCAATTACTGGATGGTAATGATTATCTACTACACTATCCTCTGACGTTTCTAACACTAAATGTTTTTCTGACCCAGTTGACCAATCTTCTGGAACTAATCTGTGTCTACCATCAGCAAACTCCATAATTATGTTACTACCAGCATTAGTTGAATCACCATCTGTACCATCTAAAACTATATCATCTCCAGCAGTAAAAGTTCTTTCTTCTAAAAATACTAGTTGTTCTAAACTAATATTATCACCAGTTTCTAAAAGAAGTAAACCTATAGAAGTTTCTGTTTCAAGTCCAACTTCAATACTTGTTAATGTTGACTCCGTAACAAACTTATCAGTTTCACCAGAATCAAGAGTGTCTATTTCTAATAATACTTCATGGCCATTTACAAGTGTGCCAATGTCTGGGCTAAACTTAATCACATGGAGTAATGACGCAAGTGGTATGTCATCATAATCTGTATAGGTTGTGATTGTTCCTGTAGTATCCATTATTTGAAATTCGTGTGCCATTAGTTTAGATTTATAACTCCTGTTGTTGTAGTTGTTTGGTCACCAAATATATCTATTGTTTGACCACCAGTAATTGTAGTTGATTGACTACCTAAGAATGACTCTGTTACAGAACCTTTAATAATTTCAACTACAGTTCCGTCAATCTCAGTTCTTAATGAACTATCGTATTTTTCTCTAGATGCTCCTGTAATTCTTGTAATCAATCCTCCTTTTGCATCAACTTTTATAAAACCTAATGTGTCTGTTTGACTTATTGCTATTTTTGTTTTTGCTATTAGAATCAATGATGCATCACTAATCATAGAATACTCTTTTGTAACAGATGTTCTAGATACCCCACCAACTGTTCTAGACTCATCACCTTTAATTTGTAAATTATATTCTGCTTTAGAACTAGGGCCAATACCAACAACACCTTTAAAGTCATCAGCAACTCTATAACTGTAACCACCTAATACATCTAACACATAACTACCAGCACCCAATGCACCAATCTTTGTAGACATATTTTTACCAACCTTTAATGTATAATTACCAGTAACCTCTTGTGTGTAATCCCCTTGTATAAGATGATTGCAAGGGCCAGTTGTAAGATTTACAGTTCCCTTAATAAAAACATTTTTATTACCATAAACAATTTCGTAATCATCTTTTACAATCCTTGTAACTTTTGTTCCGTCTTCAAGTGTTTCTTCAAACGTGCCAGACTTATGTTCTGTATGTAATCTTGCAGCACCCTTAGTATCATCTACTTCAAAGATATGTCCAGACTCACTTTCAAAGACGTGATTTTTTGGATATTGTGATGCACTTGTAGCTGCACCTTGTGGGTCTGGTTGTTCCCAAGTTTTTCTTTCATCTGGTGCAACTAATAGTGAAGACACACCTTTAGCACCAAAGTTTGGTTTGTTCGCAATTGGAACTGATAGTGTTTTTGTAGTCCTTCTAGAAATTAAAGCTTTGTGTGTCTCTGCATCTTCACCACCCCTCGCAAGACGATTGGTATCTGACTCACCAGTTGAATGACCAGATTTTGGTATGGAGCCATTAGGGAATATTGCATTAGGGTCATTAAACCCTTTAGCACTATTTGGTGTAGATGTAGGAACGCCAGGCAGAGAACCCATGATAACAGGT